AGCCTAATATATGATTTATAGTATGTGCATATATTACAAGGTTACTTGTAGTATGAGTGAAAAATAGCTTACTTATTATACTGCTATACTTTACTGTATAATTGGGACCCAATGCTGTTTTGATAGCATCTATAAGTTGGGTTATTGTGTAATTTCCAGGTTGAACATAATATGTACTTGGAGGGTCTCCGACAAGTCCCCAGCTGAAAGTGTTATCAGAACTAGTGATACTGTAGAAACTATAGGGGATGTTAGCGTTTTGAAGACTGAGATAGATGTGGTGACCATCGGGGATCTCAATAACAGGTAAATAATAAATACTATTTGCTGTATTACCATTTACAGTTTCAGTAGCATATCTTGAATTTAAAATAATTTGTAGTGATTCAACATGTTCCATTTATTTATATTATCTGGAGATAATTAGCTAAAGACTATTACTATTGGTGATGACAAGCGGATTAAAATTACGATATAATTTATTCTCAATTGTATCAATATCTAGATGTGAATATTCTTGACTAAAAATATAATCGTAGATTTTGCGAGCATCATCTTCTTTCATTTGAAGCAATTCCTGATTTACTGTATTCCATTCTTCTTTATTTTTTGGTTTAAAAATAGTAGCAAATGTTGTTTGCTTTCGCAATATTTTTGGAAAATACATATATGACTGTAATGTAAATATAAAACAAGTATTAAGATGTCTTGCTTTAATTAACATTGTATTTAATAATTTTTGAATATCCTTCTCTTTTAATGAGGCAGCAAAATCATCAATGATAACACAATTATATTCCATCTCTTCATCATCATCTTCATCATATTCTTCTTTACGATCTTTCAACTCTTGATACAATTCTTCTAAACTATCTTTTGTTAGTTCGTGATAAATCTTATCGTGTTTTTCAAATGGATGGTCTTTAACTGACATAAAACTAATTGATGGTGTATATAAATACAAATTGTGAAATTTCCTATGATAAGATCCACCACGTCTAAATTGATTCAAAAGCAAACTTGTCTTACCACTTCCTCCGCTACCAACTAACAAATAAATCATTCCATTACGGCGTGATATACCGTCTGGAATATCTTTTACATATTTATCCATCTTTTCCTTAACTGGTTTTGTGACCTTAATGTCAAGGTTCATTTCTTCTTTAATATCCAAAATTGGCATTTATAATAACCAAACATTAAAAGTTTAGGAAATGTTTAATTAAGGAAAATATAATATTACATATGTATATACGATGTCCGAACAATCAAATGAGACCATAGATGAAGCGGGACTTACTAAACCCAAAAAACAGAGATCAGAAGCACAAAAAGCCGCCACTGAGCGTATGCGTAGTGCTTTAGAATCAAAGCAATTATCAAATAGCAAAATCACACCCGAAGAAAAAAAGTTACGTTTACAAGCAATTAAAGAACAACTTAATGGACCTCTTAAGAAAAATATAGACAAAACTCCTATTACTAAAGTTGAAGTGAAAAAAGAGGAAATTATAGAATCCGATCCTGAAACTGAAATTGAATCAGAAGAAGAAGCTCCACCGCCACAACCTAAGAAAAAAGCATCAAAAATTGTTTCCCAACTCAAGAAGAAAGCTAAAGTAATATATGAATCCGAAAGCGAATCTGAAGAAGAAGTAATTGTTGTTAAAAAGAAGAAGAAGCCAAAGAAGAAGACTATCATTTATGAAGACACAACCGAATCAGAAGAAGAACCTGTGAAACCAGTGCGAAAAGAACGTGAAACCAAAACTCAACAAAATGTCGCATCTAAATTTAAAGTAACTCCGGGTACATCTGATAAACCAAAAGGTCCGGTTTGCTATTTTGCCGATTAATATATATTAAAATAACTTAAAGAAATGAAATCCTTTTTTTATTTTATTAATATAAATGCCATACCAAATTGAAGCATCTGGTAAAGGATTTAAGGTTTGTGACACCGCTGGGAAATGTTTTAGCAAAAAAGGATTGCCCAAAAAAACAGCTGAG